TATGGGATGCGATTACCGGGAAAAGCAGTTCAACTACCGGTGCAGCGCCGTCTTCCGGATCCGCTGTCGCATCTGCCCCAGCAGGCTCGGCGGCAGGTGGGACATCTGTAATTGCTGAAGCCATGAAGGCAGCCAAAGCATCGGAGGCGAAATATGGAATCCCAGCATCTGTAACGCTTGCACAGTTCGCGCTTGAAAGTGGGAATGGATCGCATATGCCAGCCGGTAGCAATAATCCATTCGGAATTAAGGCCAAGGCCGGACAGCCGTATGTCGAAGCACAGACCAATGAATTCATCGGCGGCCAGATGCAGCGGTTCACGCAGAAGTTCGCCAAGTTCGATACGTTGGCCGATGCATTTGACGCACATGCGAAATTGCTCGCCACTGCCAGTCCTTATGCTGCCGCGCGATCACACTCGAACGATCCAAAGGCTTTCGCCAATGCCCTGACAGGAACTTACGCGACAGACCCACAATACGGTGCAAAGCTTAATTCCATCATGGCGCGAAACAATGCCACAAGTGGAAATACGAGCACGAGCGATGTAAAAATAGATCGAGTCATTGTGAATACCAGTGCGACAGATGCAGCCGGTATTGCAAAAGATATCGGCACAGCTATGCAAAAATATTCATTCACTGCGCAGGCTAATCTTGGACTGAACTAATGGTAAACGGAATTCCTCCACTGCTGACCAATATCGGGAATGTGGTTACCACAGTAAGTATATTAAGATCCGATGCAGCAATAGTTTTAGGGCTTTTTGCAGATCCGCAATGGGGTGTTTTCAATCAAGATGGGTCGATTGCACTCCAGCCTGATTCGATTATTGATCTTGATTTCAAAAAAGACTGGCAGATTCCGAATTACAGGCAGGAACAGGGGGCGTTTCAGACCTACAACAAGATCACGCTGCCTTACGACATCAGGGTCAGAATGACAAAAGGTGGCACGGATTCGGAGCGAGCTAATTTTTTGCTCGCAGTTGAATCGGCCGCAGCATCATTGAATCTGTATGAAGTTGTGACGCCAGAGATCACATACCCTAATGCCAATATCACGCATTATGATTACCGTCGAACATCGACAAATGGCGTCGGTCTCCTGACGGTTGATCTTTGGTTATTGGAAGTGCGAGTTACGGCAACTGTTCAGTTTCAGAGCACTGCAGCACCTAGCGGCACAAACCCAACGAATGACGGCAATGTTCTGCCACAAGTTCCGACAACATCACAATCGGCTGCGGCGACCGCTTTTCAATAATCATGCAAATCATTCCGATTACTGATGTCTATTCGCAGACATTGACTATTACATTGGCAAATCAATTGTGCTCGATCAATCTTTACCAGAAAAACAACGAGAATCTATATTGCGATCTTTATGTCAATGACTCTCCGATTATTACGGGTGTTATTTGCCGAAATTTGAATCGTATTGTTCGCAGTTTATATCTAGGATTCGTAGGCGATTTGATGTTTTATGATACTCAGGGAAGCACAACTGTTCCGAGTACTGGCATTGATCCGTCTTCGCCGGGGCTCGGCACGCGATTTTTATTCTGCTACCTCAGCACCACAGATTTAAATGGGGTTGGCTGATGACTTTTACACGTAGAAAAATCGACCTGACTTTTCAACTCGGGCAGGGAGCATTCGGAGATAGTAGCTTTAATACCGTCAAGGTTTCTGGTTTGCGCGTGCAGGCAAATATTGTAAATGCTGGTGGCGCATCAATGGGGCAGGCTCAGGTTCGCGTATTTGGCCTGCAACTATCGCTAATGAATCAACTGGCGCAGGTATTGCGCACCAACGATGGATCTATCCAAACAAGATTCAATAATCTACAAGTGGAAGCTGGCGACGATATCACTGGAATGAGCATAATTTTCCAAGGTCAAATTACGTTGGCGCCGATTGATATGAACAGTTCACCGGATACGTCATTGGTTGTCATGGCCCATGCGGGGTATTTCGAAGCCGTCAAGCTAGCAAATCCGATGAGTTTTCAAGGATCTGCCGATGCAGCCATCATCATGCAAAGTCTAGCGACAAAAAATGGATATTCCTTCCAGAATTCAGACGTATCCGTAATGCTCTCGACGCCATATCTTTATGGTTCACCCAGGCAGCAAATGGAACAATGCGCACGGGCCGCAAATATTAATTGGACGATCGATAACGGGACATTAGCTATTTGGCCAAAAAATGGCTTTCGTGGTGGCGCGATACCAGTTGTTTCTGCCGAAACGGGAATGGTCGGATATCCAACAAATTGGAATCTTGGAGTAGCCGCGAAGACCATTTTTAATCCGCAATTGCAGATTGGTGGCCTCTGTCAAATGCAGAGCATTTTGCCATTTGCGAATGGGCAATTTACTCTGTTTGATATATCTCACGATCTCGAAAGCGAAATGCCAAACGGCCAATGGTTCACTGAATTCCACGGATCGCCATTCAATGTCAACACCTAGCCCAAATAACGGTCAGGGATACAGCGGCTATCAGCAGACCAATTCCGCCTCTAATGATCGTAATTCGCAGACATTTTTTGTCTGGTCCATCCTGTCACGCGTGCGCACCATTATGACTGTGCAGGTAATGGGAGTTACCAACGATGGCGGAATATCACCAGTAGGCTTCGTTGACATTATGCCGCTGGTCAATCAGATTGATGGGTCGGGAAATGCGGTACCACATGAAATAATTTATCAATGCCCATATTCTCGCCTACAAGGCGGGGGAAATGCGATCATTCTTGATCCGCAGGTAGGGGACATTGGTATAGCTGGATTTGCCGATCGTGACATATCAAGTGTGACAGCAAATAAGGGGCAAGCGAACCCCGGCAGTCGCCGCATGTTCGACATGGCTGACGGTATCTATATCGGCGGGATGCTCAATGGCACGCCGACGCAGTATGTGCAATTCAATAGCGGCGGCATCAATATCGTATCACCGGGCAATATCGATCTGCAGGCGACCGGCAACATTAATCTACAGGCTGGCGGGAATATTGGATTGGCCGCTGGCGCTGCACTATCAACAAATTCAACTGGAAATACCACGATGGGAGCCGCCGCGCTGATCATCAATGCGCCCGTGACATTTAATAACAGCATCAACTGCACAACGACAGGGGCAGGGCAATTTGTTTTTGCTAGCCCGATCACTGCGCCAGATGTGATTCTTCCAAATGGCAGTATCAATAATCATATCCACTATGTTCCTGCCGCGCCTGGAAATTCGAATGTAATGACGGAATAGCCATGGACACATTATTTTTGCTTCCGGACACTTGGGATTTGACTTTGGATTCAAGTGGAAATATCGCCGTAGCATCAAATCCATATAGTCTCGCCCAAGATGCAGCTTGCGCGATCAGAACTTTTTTAGGTGAATGCTGGTATGACACGACAATCGGCATCCCTTATTTTCAGCAGATTCTCGGTCATCTTCCGGCTCTTCAATATGTGAAGGCTCAGATGGTCGAAGCTGCCGAGACAGTACCTGAAGTCATATCGGCTCAAGTATTTATCACAGGATTCGCTAATCGAATTATCGCTGGACAAGTCCAAGTAACGGATAGCTCTGGGAATACTACAGCAGCGAACTTCTAGTTTTTTTCCACAAATAACAAGGCCACCTTCTGGTGGCTTTTTTTATGGTACTCCAATGGCAAGCACCAATGTTCCGAGCCCGACATTCGGCCCGACTGGATTTGTCGCGCCCGCTGAGTCCGCAATCCTTGCAGGAGTTCAGGCAGATCAGCAGACGGCTTTCGGTGGCAATCTAAATCCGTCACTCAACACGGCACAGGGGCAACAGGCACAAAGTGAAACGGCGATCATTGGCAACGCGAATAATCAATTTTTATATTTGGCAAACGGCGTTGATCCGGCCTATGCGTCGGGACGTATGCAGGATGCGATCGCCCGAATATATTTTCTAGAGCGAAATCCTGCCGAGCCTACAGTTCTTCAGATTGTTTGCAATGGGTTGGCTGGCGTCGTTATCCCAGCGACGAGCGCACTCATCCAAGATGTATCTGGGAACGTCTATGTTTGCTCGGCAACAGTAACTATCCCAGTCGGCGGGTCTATAACGACATCGTTTTCATGTCTGACGACTGGCCCAATCGCTGTTCCTGCTACTAATGGTGTTTCGATCTATCAGGCTATTCCTGGGTGGGACTCTGTAACTTGCACTTCCGGAGTTATCGGGCAAAACGTCGAGACACGTGCTGATTTTGAGTATCGCAGGGAACAATCTGTCGCTCTCAATGCGCAAGGCTCCTTGCCTTCAGTGCTTGGCGCTGTATTTGATGTGAGTGGTGTATTGGATGCCTATGCAACAGAGAACCCTACTAATGTCCAAAGTGGCGCCGTTTTCACCGGCTCGATTTCTGGAACTACCCTAACCGTCACTGCCGTGACATCTGGGACGATAGCTGTCGGTCAAACGGTAGTCGGCACTGGCGTGCTTCAAGGAACTCTCATCACTGCCCTGGGAACTGGGACAGGCGCAACCGGCACCTACGTAGTTGGTATCAGTCAATCAGTAACTTCTGAGGCATTGACTGCGGCAGTAGGTGGCGTAGCTCTATTGCCAAATTCATTGTACGTGGGTGTATCTGGCGGCCTGGCTCAATCAATCGGCAATGCCATTTGGTCGAAGAAGTCGCCAGGATGCAACTACAACGGCAATACGACTGTGACCGTCGTAGATTCGGGGCCGACTGGCTATCCATATCAGCCTCCGTACCCTCAATACAACGTGACATTTCAGACCCTGAACAATACGACGATCCTTTTTAGCATCGCTATGCAGAACAATGCAAATGTTCCGTCGAACGCAGTTGCACTTGTCCAAGCCGCAGTCCTGCAATCATTCACTGGGGCAGATAATGGACCGCGTGCGCGAGTTGGATCGTGGATTTTTGCAAGCAGGTTTTACAGCAATATCGCAGCGCTTGGTTCATGGGCACTGATTTACTCGATTCAGGTAGGAGTATCTGCAGCAAA